CCACGCGTTTTGCGAAGAGTCCCACAACGGTTGACCGCGGACCTTCCACCCGTCACCAACCAACTCTGGTTGCGCAGAGAAATCATTCACAATCACCGGGGTCTCACACGCCTGCGCATCAGCAACCGTGATCCCGAAACCCTCACCAAGCGTCGGAGCGAGCAACACATCCATACCCGAATAGATCGCCGCGAGCACATGATCACTGACACCGATTCGGTACTGATACTGATTCACGAACTTCACCCGCGAATCATCCAAACCAACAGCCTTGATCAACGGATCAAACGGAATACCGCTCATGCCGCCGTAACGCTCCGTATGCAAGTAAATCACCGCGTCATCGTGACGTTCCGCAAAAATGGAGAACGCAAGCAACTGCTCACCGAACGCCTTACGCACCGGAGACGTACCCTTGTTAGCGTTGACGATCCCGACCACAAACTGATTATCGTCAACCTGCATCAACTGCCGACCCGTGCGAGTGTTCCCCACATCATCCGACACTTGAGCAGTCGGCTTGAACACCGACGTCTCAATACCGTGCGGAATGTACGTGTTCTCAATGCCGGCTTTGCTCATCATCGAGGAACCAAACTGCGACATCGCAACCGGACGCACATTCGGTTTACCGACGAACTCCGCCACCTTCTCCGGCAACGGCAAATGATCTATCGGCACCCACGACACAACCGGCATCTCATCCCACCGCGGATGCGTGTAAACCCACACATCATACAAAGTGAAAATGTAGTGACGGTTGTCCGGATGCTGCTTCGACCAATCCACGAAATACGGATGAGCCATATCGTTCGAATACGGATCCGACCCCCGCGGGAAATGCTCAATGCCTTCCCACGAACTCATCGTTGCCTCGAGACCGTAGTTCGTGGCAACCGCTATCGGGTGACCATCCTTGATCATCCGCGACACAACCTGTTTCGTTTGCGTGCCGTAACCGGTCGGACTCCATGCAGCGTTGCTACACCAAATACCCGCAATCGGTTGAACCCCGTTGCGGTTCCTACGTCTGCGCTCAGCGCGATCCATCGTGTTTCCTCCGTCGGCAGGTTTAGGCAGGAGGGAGGGTAGCCGGTCCTGCCTCCGACTACCCCCCCGGCACTACATCAATAACTAGGCAGCGTTACCGATGAAGTATTTCACCGCGTCGGACTGACCGAGGTCACCCCACACGCGGATGGTGACGCGGAACCCGACCTCATCGGATGCGAAGTAGGCATCGTCCGAGCGAGCAACCTCGATACCACCGACCTGGCGGACGTGGTACGAACCGTGCCAACCGAACAGAACCGACTTAGCCTCAGTGGCGATAGCCGGAACATCCGGGTTCTCCACAATCGGGTAAGACGCGAACGTGTCAGGACTGCCGACGGTAGCCGCAGGCATGTAGAGGTATGCACCTTGGTTGTCCTTCAACTTCCGCAGCGCACCCATCGTTTCCCGACGCATCGAGTAGGCACCACCAAGACGGACATACGCACCCTCAACAGAGTGCGCAAGGTCAATCAGGTTGTCAGCGGTGAACGCACCACTAACGCCGGTGCCGCCGGTGATACCGGAACCCGCAGCGGTAACGATGCCGTTCGGAACCACAGTGCCGGTGCCGACAGTCAACAGGTTGTTGACCTTCACACCAACGGAGGTGCCGAGGGTACGACCGAGGTACGACACAACATCGATGCCGCTATCGGTAAGCAACTCGCGGCTCACCTTGGTGAGCACGGCTACCTTCTGGCTCTTGAGCGTGATGCTCGAGAACGTCGGATCCAGCGGACTGATGGAAGTGCCTTCATCAATCGCAGTACCGGCGGGACGCGAAGCCTCAACCGGAACCTTGATGTCCTCACCGGAAGCGGTGTTCAGCAGGGTCACGATGTTTCCATCGAGCATGGGACCAACGGTCACCAACTTCTCTTGAATGACATCGTAGAACGTCTGCGGAATGATGCTCGAATCGTCCGAGGTGTTCATGTCACGCCGCTCGAAAGTGAACGAACGAATGTCACCGTCCACCAACTTGCGCACCATATCGAAATCAGATTCGGTACGAACCTTCGCAGCCTCACGCACCTCCGGCGCGTCAACAAGGCTAGCCTCAATATCCTTCGCGCGAGCCTCTGCCGATTGCAGATCCTCAATGCGCTGCGAACGCTGATCAATGTCAGCGTTCATCCGATCATACTGCTCCTGTTCCTCAGCGGTAAGGTCACGACCCTCAGCCGCCGCAGAATCAAGGAGAGACTTGGCCGCGTGCCACGCCTGCTGACGCGCCTCGACCTGTCGCTTCAAATACTCCATGATTGGAATACCTCTCTTGATAGTTGATTGTTTATCTTGCAACCCGCAGCGGCTCCGCTAGCGGCATCGTTCTGCGGCTCCGCAGTAACGAAGTGTGGAGGTGTCGGGAATCGAACCCGAGTTAGGATAAATCTAAACTTGTGGTTCAGATTTATCCTCTAGCCATGCACCCCCCTGACAGGATTAGAAAGCCTTAGCCAACAGTTCCATTTGCTTCTGTAGCACCGACAACGGCACGGTTGGTTCCTCAGGCTTTCCGGACATCTTGTCCACGACAGTCCGCAGAATGTCCGCCTGATGCTCATCAAGTTCACCGGCCTGCAACGCGTTCATCGCGTCCGACAGTTCATCAAGATCCGTTGCGGTGCGCTTAGCGATCACATTCAAGTTGCGGACGCTCGTGCTCGTTGTGGGGTACGCAGGGATGCCACTGACAACCGAGACCTCATGTAGGCGCACCTCTTGCAGGGTGCGCTCGTTACCGTCCGCCGACCACTCATCACGCACAGTAGAGAAACCAAAACTCATGCCGGTAATGTCACCACGCCTGATGTGATACGCGGTTGACCTTCCGAGTTCGGTGTCCGGCAAATCAATCTCAACGTATCCGCCGTCATCACGGTCATCAATGCGCAGCGTCTTAGCGCGAGTAGACCCGAGCAACAGTTCGTCGTTGTGGTTGTAGTACGCGCGGACGTCGTTGCGGGACTTCAACGTTCGAGTGAACGCACCCGGTGCAATCCGCTCCGTGAAAGGTAGCGGGAGAGACGGTTCCTGATAACGCCATGCGTACCCGGCAAACGACATCCCATCGGACGACTCATCAACCGCACGCAACTCAGCATCAACCGTACGAACCTCAACGCTACTCATCGCAGACCTTTCATCGCGGATTCTCTCAACTTCCCGTTCCAACCAACGCAACGCCGGACCCGGATCCAACGGATTGATACCCCACAAGTAATGCGCAACCGCACCCGCACCCGGCCACTCCGGATGCTCCGGATCCCGGTTTTTCGGTGCCTCCAAATCAACCGCATGGCGAGCACCCCACGCGTTAGCGCGAACCACCTTGTCATCAGACATTTCACCGCGCGACATCGCTCGAGCCTCACGCAACGTCTGATCCGTCAACCCGTCACCACCGAAACCCTCACGGTTCAACTCAAGACCACGCGCCGCAGCATCCTGAACATATTGCGGAATGTTCTCCGCACGATCCTCACCCTCACGAGATTGCCACGCGTTGCAGTAATGATCCCCGCGGACGTAATCCTCCCACCGACGGCACCAAGCCATATCATCCTGAATCATGGACTCGTCGTAGAAAAAACAATTGCCGCAGGCGCGTCCCTCCGGCACATCATCCTCTAATGCCGGACGGTAATTATCTGGTAGATCCCGTTCCTCCGACGGAGGTTCAAGATCATCGATCTTAGTCAACGTAGACAACCGGTGACCAACCAACGTGTCCGTTGGTAAAAACCCATCATCCGACCGGCTGAAAATCCGTATCAGCGCAGCAGGGTCATCCTCATCTGCGTTTATCGTGAACTCAGTATCCGGCACATCAAGTGAACCCTCAGTGATGATCCGTTCAATCTGGCCGCGCGCCGTGCCGCCGGACGAATCCCACTCCACGAAATCACCCACGGAAACCTCACCCGGTGCCACACGCTCGCCACCCGGCTCAAGGTCCTCCGCCACACTCAACGCAACCATCTGATCAATCGCGGACTGTTTCGAGTCATGACACGCAATCACTTCACCGTCA